GTAGAGACCTTCGGGGATTTTATCCGAGGCGTCGTCCAGCTGTGTCATCATCGTGCGTAAAATGTCTTGTTGAGTAGTCATGTTTTTAGATGAAATTTACAAATATTCTTACAAACTTAGGTGCTAATTTTCTTTAACGCCGTTCACTCACCCGCACCTCCCACCCATGGTCCACCATTCGCCCCGGGGCGACCCAAAACTCATTTGTCGCGGACTCCCAGTAATCACGGTGATAGACGCATGCATCAAGTTGCTCCAACTCCCTCTCCGTATCCACACAAAGCATCTCAAACCCGGTCATCTGTGCCTTCGACTCAACCACCTTTAACTTAGCGCTGTTGAAGTACTCGGTCATTTTCCTTTGGCATTCTTCCTTGTAGTCATCGTAAATCTTCTTCTCAAAGGCGGGAAGCTTTTGGAGTGTTTTGAGTGAAAGTTCATCATAGTAGACGAAATCTGGGACCTTCTCCCCCTCGGTTCCAATTTCCAACACAATTGTCCGAAGACCGTTTTCCATCAGGTTTTTCCAGGTCCAGGAGTGGAACGCAGCGGCGGTGCTTAGGTGACCAACGAGTTCCCCAGCCTCACCACCGGAAGCCCATCTGACGTTCTTTTCACACCATTGCTTGATAGCCTGACTCTTTCGAAACGCAGTCATACGCTTGATGGGGGTCCAAGTACGCCTCGCTTCTTTTTCCCACTTCATGAGAACCTTGTACTCCTCGTGCATCTTCTTCACAACATCCAGAAGTAGGTCTCTGAGACGTGCAATCTCAGAGAGACGTCTTCGATCGAGATTCGGGGCGAACGGGGCACGAACCGTTGGTCGTGGAGACTCGTAGTCGCTGTCTGATTCGTCGTCACTCGCGGTGTCGCTGTAGTAGAAGGAGTCTTCGTGGAACGGTTTATCACCGTTGAGCTTGTCGTAGACGCGCTTGAACTTGTCTGTCATCTTCAGATACATCCCATCAGATATCTGACCGGATATTTCGTCGAGGCATGTCATGAGGCTTTGGAGATCTTCCATTTTTTCAGTTGAAAATTTCAAAAGTTCGATTGACTTAGGTTGTTTTTTTAAGAAAAAGAAGTACAAGACTTATCAGCAAAACCTACGAAGAATGCTGTGTATATCATGATGATAAATACTAGGGTTTGTCTGCGTTTCGGTAAAAAATACATTCCACCGAGTAGAGATAATATGACGTAAAAATAAAAAAATTGTGTATATTCCACAAAACCTCTCAAATATCTCGTCGTGGATATAGTCCCGGGGTATGATATGAAGATACTTTCAACTTCAATTTCATTTTGTATAGGACTAAAGTTTTTGAAAATTTTTTCATCTTTGTCTACCTTTATAAAATCGTATTTATTACAAAGTTTATTAAAATTGCGTTGATCGTCTTCACATTTTAAAAGTAATTCATCTTTTAAAACTTGTTTGAGTTCTTTAACATATCCCATATACAAACCAGCGTTCGCAATTGAATTATCACATGTTCCAAACATAAATGATTGAAAAAACCAAGGTGGGTTATTTGAAAATAACACTTTACACTTGTAGCTTTCAAAAAGTTTCTTTACATTTTCGGGGTTTTTATTAATTTTGGTATCGAAACCGTCTATATACACAACTATATCGTCGTCATTTTTAGTTTCGAGATGTTTAATAACACCTTTGGATTTATCAGAAAATCCATTCCATTTTGTACCCCAACCTAAAACTTTTATGGGGACTCCAAATTCATTATTGATGAGTTCTTCATACATACCCTGGCTCTTATTTGCATACGTAACTATTTCTACACTCATATGTATATAATAAATGATGGTTATGAAGAAGTAAATTTTTCTTTTATACCTCCAGCAACTTTTACTATGGTGACGAGTGATGAGAACCACCATATATATTTCACATCCATCGTAGTAAATCTTATAGTAGGAATTCGTAGTCTGGGTTTTTTCAATTTTTCATGTAGTCGTTTAAGCGCGTCGCACATTTTTATGTATTTACCTTCCGGTAAATAGTCTCTATATTGATCTAAACCCTTCATGACTATAGCTAGATCTGGGTCTACACCCATTTAACTTTAGAGAGTAAAATAAAATACCAAACTTCACTCAAAATTATAACTTGTTGTGACATGACTAACAGTTTAGCACGGTCGCTCTTAGGTACTATATCACCGAATCCCACACTCGACATCGTTGTCGTAGCGAAATAGTATGGATCTAACGGGCTCTTAAAATCAAAATCTTCAGGTCCCATCCTACTATAGATGAATCCATATACAAGAGTTGTGAGAAAAATTAAAAAGAAATTATTAACTACACGTTTCATTAGTATACGTAAAGAAATAATTAATTTCCAATATATACCCCTTCCCTGACAGCTTTTTTTACGAGACTGTTATACCAAAAAAGTATTTCGTCTTTCGTTTTAGATATACTTCTGGGGTAAACACGTTTAACTAGACCAAGTTCTCTATTTTTTAAAGAATTTATGGATACTTTAGGTTTGTTTGTAAAACAAGAATAACACACCGATTCTACCTTTAGACCTATGAATGAATAATATTGTTCGTTATTATCTACAAATATAGGATTTGTATGTAGGTAACTTCGTATAAATTTTTTAGTCTGACGATTTCTCGACACGACTCGGGGTTTCAGAGGAGCTTTACATCGACTACATTCTCGAGTCCATTTGATGTACATAATATTAAAATGTATGTATACTTTAAATGTCTTCAGCAAAAGGTATTATAGGTCTCATGATAGGTGTAGGCTTAGGTGTACTCATCATGTGGTTGGTTCAGAAACAGGCTCCAGGTGGAAGTCCAGCGTCTACAATTTATGGAATTCCTTTTAAACCTGGTGTAAGTTCTGTATTAGATGCCATAGGACGCGTGCATAGTAAAGCTGTAGAAAGTTTACGAAAACCTTTATGCCAAGCAGCGCATTCAGAAGAATTAGGCATAATGGCTGAGTTAGAAAAAATAGAAGAACCCATCCCTTGTGCCGAATTCAAGTTGTTGTTAAAACAGGAAAGGGATGAATTTGTAAAAGCGGAATTTGATAAAGAAAACGATCCCGTGAGCAGAAAGTTACTTATTAATTTATACACGGAAATTGATATGTTAATCGATAAGATACACAAGCAATTTTGTAAAACTGAAACAAATACAATTGAAGCTAAAGATATCAAAAAGCTTGTAAAAGAAGTTAGGGAAGCTTTATGTTATGATAAGGAGGGTTATGATAAAATATCACTGGAGAAATTAAAAAAAGAAGTAGGAACAGCTCCCAAAGATATCAAAATCCATCTTTATGATCAAATGACACCTTATACTGAAGTACTAAAAAATACTTTTACATGGATAAAGAATGCTATTGAAAACGGTGATGATAATGAACCCGCTCCATGGACTCCAAAACCACAGAGTTGTTTAGAACTTTACGGTGGATGGCCGCGGAAGCTATTATCTAACAAACCACTCGATGATCCGATCTCCATTGGTGGAGAGACACCCGAGGAAGCATATGAAAATGGGCGTTCTCAAGTGTGTCGTCAGATAGAAAAAAATATAGACGGCGAACCAGATGAAAATGGTCAGATCGTGCTTGGGGGCATCTTGCCCACAGCGACTGAAAGATTTAGTAGATATGGTGAAGCGTGCAAACGTTTAGACGAGCTTGCAGAAGCCAATAATTTTGAAGCGTATCACACCACAGGTTATGAAGATACTCCCAATATAGACGAATACGTTAGGGGTAAAAAAGAGGCGTGTCTTTTATATAATAAAGACGATCTTCAAGCAGCCGCGAAAGTTGAGGAAGACGCTGCTCAAAATGATACCTAAGTCAATCGATAAAATTTATAAAACAACAAAGAAAATGGAACAACACGCAATGAACATCTGTAGAGTTATCGAGCCAACCGAAAAGTCCGAGCGGTTGGCTCGAGCGCTTGTAAATTTAAAGCGAAATTATAATAATCATGATCAAAAAAGGCAGGCCAAATCTATCGTTTTTTTGGAAGAGGCTCCTAAGCAGGAGGTTGTTCAAAAGCACACAAATCACATATGCAAGGCTACAACCCTGAAGGGTAAGCCGTGTAGCTTTAAGGCTGTGTGTGGTGGGTATTGTAAAAAACATGGAATATCAATGGGTGGTGTAAGTCTTGGTAAAAAAATAGTCGTTTAATATAAATGTTTGATCAGGACACACTTAAACCAGTCATCATATCTATGATCGTTTATATAGTCATCGCGAAGGTATTACCAGATCTTATGAAGAAACCCACGGGTATAAGCTTCATAGATGATATCAATTCCATGTTAATCTCTCAAAAGGGATCTATAGGTTCAGGTGCTCTCCTCACCGGCCTCGTCGTTCTCATCACCAATTACATTTACGAAGAATTCTCTTAAAACGTTTTCACGATTTACAACCTGTTTAGTAAAAATGTGATCCATAGTATATACCTTGTTCTCGTACGCGTGTTTCATGAACTCCAAGAGTTGATCGAAATTGGGTTTACCCCAAATCATTCCTTTTTGAAATAGGAAATCGTCAGTCTCCAATTCTTGAAGTTCACAATTAATCATGTAAGGTGATTTAATATATTCAGAAGGTCCTCCAAAATCGGTTAAGATAACAGGCTTATCCCGAATAGCCGCTTCTATAGCTCCCATACCAACACCTTCAGATTTAGAAAAGTTTACATAGCAATCACACCTTCTATGTAAATCGTCCATTTCGTGACTATCTAACATGTTGTTTATGACTTCAACCCTGGGAAGTCGAATATCTACATCTTGATTACACGTAGCTTTGACAACCAGACGCGTATTGGGTTCATTTAGACGAACAAACGCTTGTAAAATTTGTTTGAAATTTTTACGATCATCCATGATGTTGCCTATATGATAAAATACATAAGGTTTCTCTCGTGGTTTGGGTATATGTGCATGAATGACATAAAAGTCATTTTTTGGAAATTGTCGAGACAGGACGGATTTACAGAATTCACTGGGTACAGCAACACGGTCAAATTCTTCCATGATCATCCCGTAATCTTCGTGTACCGTGGTAGTTTCACAAACGGTCATACAAGCTAAATGCTTCACACGCGTTTTTGCATACTTGGCGTATTCTATATGTTCTCGTAAAGGTAGTAAAAATATCAGGCCGTATTCATCTTCGGGTATTTTACTCCCTATTGTGAAATACAAAGCATCTGGGAAAACTTTGGTATATTTATTCGCATGTTGACCTATCCCACTTTTTAGGGATGAACCAATGAATAACATTTAGTATAAAGATAATCTTACTTTTATATATATAGCAATGGATTCTTTACGTGATGAGATCGAACAGGAAATGAAAATTCTCAACCTCGATAAAAGGCGTCTTTGTAACCTTCTCTTAAAGGTTCTCGATGCGTCTGAATTAGGTGGTTCTTCCGCGATGGAAGGTGCCCGTGGCGCGCCAGGTCCTCCCGGCCCCGCGGGACCTCGTGGTCCTCCCGGGGCTCAGGGTCCACCCGGTGCGAGCGTTGCCCCCGCAGCCAAGTCGGATGACAAACCCGCAGCCAAACCTGCGGCTAAGAAGGCTGCCAACACTCCAGCTAAGAAGAAGGCGTTATCTGGAGTTTAAATAAAAATAATAATATCGGGTTTTAAACCCTAATATGGACATGAATGTCCCGACAACTTAGTCAGGAAACATTTCTATATTAGAGTTGATTTATTTAATTATCACCATAAATTTGTAAAATATCTTTTACTATAGGAGATCTTTCTATATCTTCATGACTAAAAGTTATACACTCTATGCGTCTATAATTTGTCTTTTGTATTTTTTCATAAATATCTTTTAATCCGTTATCATCATATTTTCTATCGTGTTGATTTAAATCACCTGTTATTATCATTTTACTATTATTACCTATACGAGTGAGAAGCATTTTCATTTGATTGGGGGTACTATTTTGCATTTCATCCGCTATGATAAAAGCGTTCTTAAATGTTCTTCCTCTCATATAAGCTAAGGGGCATATTTCTATTATTTTTTCTTTAATCATGTTTCCTATTTGATGTTGACTATAAAATTCAGAAAATATATCCATGATGGGTCTCGTCCAAGGATCCATTTTTTCTTCTAGTGTTCCGGGTAGGTATCCTATATCTTCTTCGACAGACACAGCTGGGCGTGTTAAAATTATTTTATTGAAATCACCATCATTTAAACCTTCTATAGCGGCGTAACACGCAAGCATAGTTTTACCAGTTCCAGCAGGACCTATGGCGAATATCATAGGTTTACATCCATGTAAAACTCGTTGATAATCTTTTTGGTTATCGTTTTTTGGTATGGCTGACGGATTTGGTATTTCTATGTCGAATTGGATATCTTGATATTCCGTTTCAAACGAACACGGTGATAATTTTTCTCTTTTTTGCTTCTTACCTCCCATACTTTTTACTCAGAAGTTTTTGGTAAATTACTCATTAAGAGTCTCGCACTGGGATCTGTAATTTTTGTCCATTTCGGTCTCCATATTTCACTTATGAGATGGTTATGATGGTCTCCGTAATGATCCCAAAAAATGATTCTGTAAAGAGCTTCTTCTTTCGTTAGAGGTGTGTTATAACCCTTCGATAAAACGCGTGTTTTACTAAACATTTCATCAGTAATCACCTGATGTGAATGTGTTTTAACGTGATTAACCCACCTACTTCCAACCGCATCGCTCATACCATCCTTACGTCTCCATAAAATTTTATCCGGAAGATATCCTGTAAAAGCTTTTCTCAAAATATGTTTTTCTAATTTGTGTATTTTTAGTTTTTGATTCATGGACATACAAACTTCTATAAATTCTTTATCCAAAAATGGAACGATGAGATCAAGACCGTGAGCACCGGCACAGCGATCCGCTCGAAGTCCGTCGAATTGATGAATTAGCTTTAGGCGTCTCATGTTCTCGTGAGCAAACTCTTCAACATCTGGGGCATTGTGAAAGTATAAATACCCTCCTAATATTTCATCCGCACCTTCTCCGGAAAATATATACCTACAATTTGTATTCTCTTTTATATATTTGCATAACATCCACATAGGTATACTCGCCCTAACGGTGGTCGTATCATATGATTCTAGAGAACGAATAACATCCGACATATATTTAATACCATCATCAACCGTGAAAATGACTTCTGTGTGGTCGGAGTCTATATGTTTTGCCACTATTCTCGCGGATTCGAGATCCGGGCTATCGTGTAGACCAATTGAAAATGTTTTAATTTTTCCAAGTTTTTTAGACGCAATAGACGCTATGAGACTGCTATCCAAACCACCAGAAAGTAAGAATCCTACATCACGATCAGAGTGTTCCAATCTTTTATGTAAAGCAGATTCCAGAGTCTCTTTCACGATTTGCGTAGAATCTGTGGTGAGATATTTATACACATGCCAATATGTATTGTAATAACAGATAAAACTATCTACATAGGAATCGTAGATATATCCGGGTGGGAATACATGTATCGTCGATTGTAAAAACTTCAGAGCTTTGACCTCACTCGCGAAAGCTATGGATCCCTTATCGTATCGAGTGTAAAACAGAGGTCTTACACCTACGGGATCTCTAGCGGCCATGACACGCTTTCCATTCGTGTAGACGAATGCAAAATCCCCTTGCATCATATCAACAGTTCTAATTATTCCAACTGATTCGATCATAGGTAACAGAACTTCACAGTCACTTTCACTCTTTTCATCACCTATTAGAAAATCCTTGTAATTGTATATTTCTCCATTACATACTAGCATGGATTTGTTATGTCTAAAAGGTTGCATACCATTTTTAGATAAATCCTTTATAGAAAGCCTATAAAAGTCCATACGACATTTACCCATAACATTCGACTTATAATCATCCGGACCCCTGTGTGTCAGTAAATCTATGGGGACCTCCACTTCTTCTCCGTATAAAGCTAGAATTCCACACATGAATATACTTACCTCCTATCCTTAAACTGATTAAAGGTAAACACATCATATTTTATAATGATTGTGGATTGTTTTACATTTTATAATGAACTTGACATTCTTAAGAAAAGATTAAAATATCTTTCTCCCGTGGTAGATAAATTTGTACTAGTAGAATCTACAAAAACATTTAGAGGTAATTCTAAAGAATTATTTTATGAACAAAATAAAAAAGATTTTGATGAATGGAAAGATAAAATTATACACGTAATTGTTGAAGATAATCCAGATGATAAAAATCCTTGGGTACGGGAGAGTTATCAAAGAAATTGTATAACACGAGGACTCACTGAAATTTCGGTAGAAGATCTTGTTATGATTTCAGATGTAGATGAAGTTCCTAAAGTTGAACTCATTAGAAAACTTCCAAACTCTTTGGACACTATAAGTTTGCATATGATTACATTTAATTATTCTATAGAATATTTTCAAACATTTGAAAAATGGTTCGGAACTGTTATATCTACAAAGAAAAACGTAGTTGATAAAACTCCCCAATATCTGAGAGATAATAGATGGAAATTTCCACACGTAGAATTAGGTGGATGGCACTTTACCTCGTTCGGTGATATAGATTTTGTATCTAATAAAATTCACAATTTTTCCCATTGTAATGACGACGATGTAGACGAAAATATGACTGAAACGTATATGAAAGAAAAATTATCACATGACGGTAAATTTAAATTAACACCTTCATCACCGGAACTTATAGAATCTTTACCAGACATTTTCAAATAATTAACTTAAAAGATCTAATGGTATCATCTATATGCACCCCACACAACTGTATCTGGATATTTGTAAACGTCTCAAAACGTACTTTAAACCTTTTAAAACAAATTTGAAAAAGGTTAGATTTGGACCACATGGGGATGGTGGATACGTAGCTATAGATATGAAAGAATATGACGCCTTATATAGTTATGGTTCTAACGATGAAATTGATTTTGAAAAAACTTTTTATGAAAAATACAAAAAACCGTGCTACGTTTATGATCACACTATAAAAGAGATAACTGATAAACCTGAATATATACACTTTTATAGAGAGGGTGTTTCATCTAAGAAGGAGGAAAATTTAAATACTATTGATGCACATATAGAAAATAACGGACACACTGAAAATACTAATTTATTTGCGCAGATAGATGTAGAGGGAGCCGAATGGGATTCACTCATAGCATCTAAATATCTTAAAAATTTTTCACAGATGATCATAGAGTTTCATTTATTTGGAAATCTTTTATCATATGACAAAAAGATAGATGAACTTTATCAACATCTAAATAAGAATTTCATATGTGTACATGTTCATGGGAATAATTATCCTTTGGTTCCTTGGATAGATAATAATTTTCCCGCGGTGTTTGAAGTTACGTATATTCGCAGGAATTTGGTAGATACTATAGAACCCGAGACTGAGCCTTTCCCAATCAAGGGGCTTGACTATCCAAATTATATAGGTCGTCCAGACATGCACATAGATTATTATATCACATAATCCCCGGAACCATTTTGATCTTATTCACGTAGTATATATAACCACCTACTAGAGCCGCCAGTGCCAATAAAATATAATTAAATGATATCTTTTTACGTTTTTTCTCAGTTTCCCTTATAACCTTTTCAGCTTCTTCTTTAGTCGGGAGTCTTTCCACGCTCTGATGTAATTTTTCAATCTTACCTATGAGAGCGTGTATAGCTTCTAAAATCTGTGTTTCTTTGGAAATGGGTGTTTCTTTATGGTCAACGGTTGTGACTTCTAATATCATGTGCCACTTCGTAGCTGGGTTTAGTTTTACATAATCCCCGTCATCTTGTTCTTCGAATATTTCAAAGTCTAATTTTTGTATAGACATGGGGTTGAAATAATTTGTTTTTCTGTTGAAGCTTTTCCATTGTTTATCTCGTAAAACAATACCATCTGCTCCAGTGAAGTGTCTCTCTAAAGGTACGCGAGCAAAAATATGCCCGTGGCGTTCATCGAGCATTTGCGCAACTTGAGGTATATTTGGACACAAAACGTCCACATGTTTTGCTATGTTAGTGTTCAGTGAAGTTGTGGTGGCTCCAACCTGTGTTATGTAAAAATCTACCATCTTTACACCTAATACGCGACTGAAATCTTCCACATGTGTATTAGAAGTTAGTGATAGATCTAATGAAAATGTATTATTAGTTCCATTTACATAGCCGGAATCCACTACTATGTATTGGACTTTTTTAGGTATATCGTGGATCGACACCATTCTAATATTCTCACAGAAATAAAATTCACCTAAGTTGCGACGATGTTTGTATTTTTATCAAGTAAAAATGGAATTCTGTGTACCGTGTATATCTCCCATGACCCAATTAGATGAATATATCAAGGATAATTTATTTGCTGATGAACTGCGAAAGATGTTCCAAGATATTGTCAACGAGAACGATAAGTTGCGAGGGGAGATTAGCGAACTCAAGAAAAAGGGAAAAGTTTCAAAAGTAAAGGTCGAGAAAATCAGATGCCCGTGTCAAACGGCTAAGGGGGAACAGTGTAAAAAGTTTTGCGCAGAAGGTTTGCAGACGTGCAAAGTCCATGCGCGTCCTCCCAAACCCGCTAAACAGCCAAAGCCTCCGAGAGTGAAGAGACCTGCGTGTACGGGGATCAACATAAGGGGTAATCCGTGTCGCAATAAATGTATTGAAGGTGAGACATTTTGTGAGAAGCACGATCCTTCCAAACCTCTGACGACTAAAAAAACAAAACGTCCCAAAAAGAGGGATGTCCCCGTTCATAATCATGCTCCCGGGGAGACTCCATCGGAACCCTGTTCACTTTGTCAAACCCATGGTGATATATTTGATCCGAACATT